CCATCGTCGGTGGGGTCGTCGGATTCGGCTAGGAGGTCGATGAGGGTCGTGCCGCCGGCCTCGGAGAGCGCGGGAGAACCGCCGGCCTTGGGGTCGATCAGGCGCATGACGGGCTCGCCGTGACCGAGGTCGGACTCGATCTGGCGGAAGAGCTTGCGGTACTCGGAGATGGAACGGCCAGCATCAAGGGTCTGGGCGGGACCGAGCTTGCCGTCGGGTTTTTCGGACGGTAGTGCCCACTCGCCGTAGTTGGAGAAGTCGGGGAATTCGCGGACAACGACACGCTTGCCGTCTTCATAGACTAGGAGCCACAGGCAGAACCAATTTCGGGCGCCGGCGGGGTCGCAGACCATGTACAGGGTGCCGCCGGGGGGCACTTTGGATGAGGGGATGCAGTGGATATCGGGACGGAAACGGGCGAAGGCTTTGCCGATGTTGTCCGATGCCCAGCCGTAGGCCCGGGTCAGGATCTGGCCCATGGGCGAGGCGACGAGTTTGCTCTTCATCTCGTCGAAGGGGTTGTACGGATTGTCCTCGGAGTAAAAGAAAACGGTTTTTCGCTTGGTTGCGGGCTGCTCCATGACTCGGGGGGCCTTGCCGGGTGGCCATGTAGGCAGGCCCTGCTTGCCGGCAAGGAGTTCGCCGGTGCCCCAGTCCTTGACCTGTGATCCCGCGGTGAATTCCTTGTAGACGCTGGCCACGCCTTCAAGCGGCGTCTGAGTCACGAGGAGCTTGCCACGGCGGGTGATCAGACGGTAGCGCAGTGTGTCCACCCAGGATTGCGGGACCAGCTCGTCGCACCAGATCAGGTCGGCCTCACGGCCTTCGATGGTGTTCTCGGATTGCGTGTAGTTCAGGAAGTCGCATCGGGAGCCGTTGGGTAGGATGAATGAGCCGTCGGTGAAGCCGTTCTTGCGGCTGTAGTTCAGGTAGTGGATGCGGCCCTTCTTGGTGGCCCGGAGTGCGACGGGCAGGTAGTTGTAGATTGCGGGCTGCTGCACGGTGACCGAGGTGGCGTGGGAGGTGTGGCAGCAGAGTACGCTGGCGTTCTCCTTCTCAATTAGGGTTTGAACCACGCGGCGTGCGGCCCAAAGGGTTTTGCCTGCGCGGTTGCCGCCGGAGATCAGGAGCTCCTGGGTGGACTGGAACTCGGTGTTGGCGATTTCCCAGTGGTCGGGGATGAATCCGTAGGTGTAGGGGTCGGCCTTTTCGAGGAGTACGAGCTGGGTGCGCTTCTGCTTGAGCTCAAGTGCGCGGGGGTGGTGGGCGTCGACCCGAGGGATGACGGGGTGGAGCGGTTGTTCGTTCCACCAGGTGTCGTTGCAGTGGTCGGAGCAGAAGCGCTTTTGGTTTGGGCCGATGCGGACCTTGATGATCTCAAAGGGCTTGGAGCAGGTGAGGCAGAGGTTGGGTGGTTGGCTCATTTCTCAATATTTTTCGTTTTGGAAAACCCGTCGACTTTTACCGTTCCCGCGGAATGCCCGACCCCCTCCCCCGGGGTGGCCCTTGTAACGGGGTAGGACATTGACCCGGCGGAGGGGTGCTGACGTGCGTTTCGATCAATGTTTACGGGCCTTTGCTGCGTGTTGGCGTCTCCAAGTGAATATAACACATATTGTAGGCATGAGTGGTGAAAACAGGCCTAAAAGCGTGGTTTTCAGTGGGTCAGCGGGTGGAGGGGTAGGACATTTCGGGCCATTACCTAAACCAAGTCGGGTGTCTGCTCGTCGTTCACGGGCGTCACATCACGCTCTTTCAGGTCCTTCATCAGGTCGCGATGATTAACAGAAGCGGTCATTGCGAGGTGAATTGAGGTAGGTTGACCTTTAATTACAGCGAGTTTGTCGGTTAGCACAGCGACCGCTACGGGTAAACCACGATCATCGATCAAGTTAATAGAGGATTCAGCCAATCTCTTGGTGCCTTTCCAGATTGCGACCTCCAGGAATCCGGTGACATCGCGTCTCCAGTCTTCCTCGTTCTCTGGGTAATCGACCGGGACCTTAACACCGCGGACCAGCTTAAACGCAGTCGCCGGGCTGAGTCCGGTAGCTTCCGCGATCTTCTCAAGTGACTTGTTTTCCAAGATGCCAGCGACGACTGCGTCCGCCTTCTCTTGGGTCAGCTTGTTGTTGAAGTGTTGGTTGGGGTGATGGGTTTTGACGTACCCGAGCTCTTTGACTGCGTTGAAGACCTTCTCTTGCGTTGCCTGGGGTATCTCGGTGTTACCTGCCAGCACCCGCTGGGTGTACAGGTAATTGACGCCTGCTGCCTTGGCGACGTCCTCGATGCTCGGCTTCTTCTTTGGCTTCTCACCCGGCATAAGGCTTGAACGAGTATGGGTACTCTCCCCAGTGGTTGAGCTGTGTCTTGGGCTTCATGGCGAAGTGCTGCACGCCTGCCAGGGTCATGCGGACGGCTGCAGCGTAGTCCTCGGACAGGTACTCCAGCTTGCCCGGCCTTGATTCCATTGCGAATGGCATCCACAGGGTTGGGAACCGCTCGACCTTCACATCCTCGCACCAGTCGATCTTGTACGGGTACTGCACTCCTGACCCTCCCAGCGCATCAAGTGTCGCTATAAGGCATTTACGGGGGATTGCGAGGCATCCGGACGCGAACATCGTAATTGGCACCAGCTCGGCTGCGCATTCGGCATCCATGAGCTGATGCTTGAGTGCCTGCAGGTGCTCTCCCTTGGGACGCAGTGCTGGGCGTGCTGGGAGCGACCGGCATGAGTAGGGGATGCAGACGGTGGCCTGGTGCTCATGGGCCAGCTCGGCCATGTGGATGATGTCCGATGCATTGAACTCAATGTCATGGTCGAGTTGGATCCAGACGTCTTTGCCCGAGTCGAGGAACCACTTGGTCGCACGGCAGCGGGACCGGCTGATCAGTGCATCCTCCCGGATGGTGCGCAGATCGGTCTGGCGATCCGACCATGCGAACTTTGCGGTCAAGTCGACCCAGGACATCACGCACGCGGAGCTGATGCCACCGTAGGCGTACATACTGAAGTGGATCGACGGCCTTGTGCCTGCCTGGGTTGGTTCCTGCGGCTGGCTGGTAGGCTGCTCTGCTGAAATGAATGGATCTGCCATCTGAGGGGATGATGCCTTGGTTGCGTTCATGGTACAATGTCCTTTCGTTGGCTTGCGAGGAAGAGCTCGTGCCCCTTGCTGATCAGGTACACCACGCTGCCGCGAGGCACTTGGCAGGCCGCGGCCACATCGTTGAGCGAGAGACCACGGTCGCGCAGGACGTAGGCCTTGCGGGCTAGGTCCGGTGTGTGGCGCTGCTCGGTTAGTTCCGGCTCAACCTGTATCACCGGGTCTGGCGTGCCGTCAGCCTTGAATGCCATGTCCTTGGGGTAAGACAGCCAGCCACGCTGCACGCCTATCTTAACAAGATGCGGTGCCTCCATCAGTAATTTCGTTGTGTTTGTTACTATCATAGCAGTGATATGTCTAGCGGTGTAGCGGGCAAGTGCTGCCTACCCTTGCCGCTTTTATCTCCTATAAGCTGGAATATGCGTTGTCTATGTGCCTTGCCACTGGCGCCGGGGTGGATAACGCAACCAAACCTCCCGTCTGCCTGGATGACTAGATGGTTGCGTTGTTTGTCACCACCTGCCTCGGCACAGGCTGGGCATTGCCCGACCAATTTCGAGCCAATTTTTCGCAGGCCTACCGCTGTCAAGCACTGTCTAGTGTTTGGGACGGATGGGACGGCATTTTCCAACTCCATTCCTACTCTGAACACAGTTTTGGTACTTTTACTCATCTTGCACCGAGTTGAGAAGTGCCGTCCTCCGTCCCAAACATTTGACAACGCTTGACAGATCAAGCCATTTCCGAGGAGGTCAACACCACTTTCATGTAGCCTCGCGCCTGCTGTTGTTGACCGTCACTACGGTGAATGTGGTTCGACGGGATGGCCTGGTGTATCTCCAGCATGAGTTCCGCTGCCCGGCGCTGGAAGCGCTTGTCCGGTTCAGGCCCCCATTCCTTGTTGCTGCACATCGCCATGTAGGCAGCATACAGCTCCTCGCTAGTAATACTATCCGATGACATACTGCTGGCACGGACGTGGTTCACTATAAAGTATCTCACACTGTCGCTCTCGCTCAACAAGTTGTCTATCATAGCCCGCTGCCTGTCGCTGACCGGGAACGGCCTGCCGGCCTGCATCACCCGGCACAGATCCTCCGCGCCCTCCAAGAACCAGTTCAATATACCGCTGCCTTCCCGCTCAATCATCACATCGTGATAGTTGGGTATCACCCGCTCCGGCTTGGGCTGGCTGAAGTCGAGCAGCAGCAACCGCCTCGACCACGCACCCAGGTCTCCCTGCACGTTGACCTTCAGCCTGCTATTGGCCGTGACGATGACGTTCCAATCGCCGACCACAGCCTTGGCGCCCGACTTCCCCTTGAACTCGACGGCCAGCCTGTCGCCGCCGGTCAGCGCCTTCAGGAACTGGCTCTCCTCGCAGGATAGGAAGTCCGGCGGCACATCGCTGCCGATCAGCAGGGTCCTGTCATGGAAGTTTCCCAACTCAAACCGGCTGCCCAGGTGATTCGTTCTCAGCTCGCTGCAGTTCTCATCCCCGACCAACCGCCGCACCAGCCCGGCCACCGTGCTCTTCCCGCCGCCGCCAGTCCCCGTCAGCAGCAGGATCACCTGCGGCCTGTTCCGCTGCAGCAGGGCCAGTCCGCCCCACCTCTGCAGCAGCACCTGATCCTCGCGCTCGGGCAGCGCGTGATCCAGAAACGCCTGCCACATCGCACTACCCGCACCCTGCACATACCTCACCGGCGTCTGATTCCTGCTCATCCACTCCGGGCTGAATCCATGCATCGCATAGGGCACGCTCCTCAGATCCACCATCACATTGCTGCAGTGCACCACGCTGTCGGGCCTTTGGAACGGATTCCTTTCGACCTGCAGCGCCCCGATCAGGTCGACCACCTGATCCGCGAAGCTCACGGTCAGCCGCGTCAGGAGCGCCGGCAGCCGCGGATCCTCTGTCGATGCCATCTGATCCAACAAAATGCGCCTGGCGGTCTCTAGGACGCGCTGCTGCATCTCCTCGCGGCTCATGGATATCCAGATCCCCCTGTCGCCCGCATACCAGTAGTGCTGCCCGGTCTGGGCATCGAAGAGCAGCCGCTCCTTGTGCGCCATGTACCCGGCAAAGAATGTCGGGTGCAAATTACCAGTACCGCTCCTTCCGAACGTCCATGGCACGCCGTGCATCCGGAGCAACTGCGCCATCTCATCCCTGCTACCCGGCACCGGCCATCCATCGGGCCACCGTATCTGCGAGAACTCCAGCGCCACCGGAGGCCTGTCCACCAGCACGCTATACTCGCACCCGCTCGGGTGCACGCCCTTCACCGTGCTCAGGTTCCCCGTGCTGCGCCATTCGTACAGCGGCTTGCCCATCATGCGCCCATTGACCTCCACCATCTCGGTCGTGCTGCGCTCCGCGCACGGCTTGGGGTATGCCCCCGTGATCCTCACGCCCACCTGTGCGCCCCGTTTACCCTTCCACCTTGCCGACCCCTGCAGCACCGGGTTCACCTTCAGGAACGCCTCCAAACTCCCCTCATCGTCGAAGTCAATTGCGCACAGCCCGCCGCTCCATTCCCCCAGCCTTACAGCCACGTTCCCGTGCTCGAGCATGACCCGGTAAACATCCCTCTTGGTACTCTCCATGGTCTCCTGAGTGTACTTGACCATCGGAATCTTGGTCCCGGGGTTCTGCGGCACCAGGAACAGCGGCGTGCCCAGCCATCCCTCGATCTCTTGCGTCGTCATCATAACAGCTCTTTGATCAGTGTTCTGAAGGCTCGTTCTGCTGTTGCCGGGACAACACCGTTGCCGAGTAGCCGGAGTTCGTCCGTTCTATTGTCACAGGTGACGCACAGCTCGGCATAGTCCAGCCCACCGGCAATCCCATCAGGGTCTCCACCCAGCGCGGGTTGAGTTTGCCGCATCCCATCGCCTTGGCTTCCGCTTCCGGTAGCATTGACGCCAGCTTCTCCCGATTCCCGGCTCCACCTGCAAGACCCGTTGGACCTCCCGTCACTCCCGCTGACGCTGGTGTCGGCCATGTCTCGGACTTCATCTGATTGCTCAGACCCACCTGCCTCGACTTGTCGCTCCTCCTGTCGCTCGCATCCGTTGTCGCCCAAGATTGACCCTGTTTCGCAGCTTGCGTTCCCAAGTGCATCATTGATCCCGGTTTGCAGTTCGTTGGTCCCGGATTCCGTGAATCCGCATTCCTCGGCGTTACCCAGCTCTTCACCTGCGCAGTCAGTGGCATCGTCGCAACATCCCCCTTGGCTTGCCTCTTCGCCCATGTCTCCGGGTTCTCGTCCGTTGTCTTTCCCGCTCTCGGCGTCGCCCAATTCTGAACCATCTCCACCTGTTGGTTGATGGTCTGTGATTGCAGTACCATCCGACCATCCGGTGCCTTGCGGTACGCTCTCTGTCCCGGCTTCGCTGGCTGCCCATCCTTGGTGTAGAGCGTCTCCACCTTCGCACCGGCTTCGCTGGCCTGTGGCGTCCTCCAATCCACTGACAACCCTTGGCGGCTCCCATCCGTACTGCCGCTCGCCGGGGCGGCTTGGCCATGCATAGCCGCCATGGTCCCCAGCGGTATGCTGTTGCGCTCCATTTGCGAGCCTCCGATTGAGTTCTTCGACTCGTTGACG